ACTATCGACCGCTTCATTGATGTCTTGCTGCAGTTGTGCGAGTACGCTCACTGTTTCTTCTCCATGATATGTACGAGTTGGGTTGAGCTGAGATTGAGGAACGACACGTCACCATTCGCCTTAACCATTCGCATGATATTGCCTTCGAGTGCGACGCGATAGTCTTTGACGTTATTAACCAATGTCGAACTTCCGTCACCATCGTCAGGCATCTCACGCCACCAGATTTGGACGGTATATAGTGTGACAGTTTTATCTCCGTTCAATGGATGTGCTCCTTATGGTACATGCTCGGACCTGCCTCTGCTGCAGCCGGGAACGGAACGTGCCCGATGTTGTAGCCGAGGTGCTCAGACATGTACTTAGGTGCGTCCTCCATGATGGCCTTGGTGCCCAAGGCAGCTTCACGCAGTACGTCCTCGTGCACGTCCAGATACAGGGCGTCGTGTACGTTGTTGATAAGGAAGGCGCGGCCCTCCGGGTATTCCTCCGAGCGGAAGAACTCGTTTGCGATCAGCCAGCGAATTACTCGGCCAGCCGATACAGCCATCAGGTAGAATGCCTCACCCTGACACCAGTAGTTAGCGATCTGGGTGTCCTTGTAGTCCATGATGTGCTGGCGTGTAGCGCGGTCCCACTTGGGATACTGCCGGAAGCTGTAGCGTGCGCCGCCCGGCGATGCCCAGTACCCACGGCGGTAGATGCTCCAGCCGCCATCATCACGCTGCTCGCGGTGCAGGCCGTCGGGCTCCATACCAGTGCGCTCCACGGCGTCGCGGATCACTTGACGGAACTGGATGCTCTGCGGGAACAGCTTGGCCTCAGTAGCGAGGAACTCCTCGGCGTACTCCAGCGTCACGCCGGTAGCGTACGCAATACCACGGGCACTGGCGCCGTACTGAGCTGCGAAGCTCGGTGGCTTAATGTCCGTACGCATCTGCTTGTACCGCTTATGCTCCGGGTGCTCCTGATTCTCGACGGCCTTGTGCAGCACGTCCTCGTACGGCTCGCCCAGCTTGGCAGCGAGGCGCAGGCAGTGCATGTCAATGCCGCTGACCAACTTGTCCAGCAGGTTCTCGTCGCCGGACAGGGCCGCCAGCATCACGACCTCCAGTGCCGAGTAGTCCACCTCAACGATGCGCCCCTTGTCGCCGAAGCGCGAGGTAAACATCTGCTTGACCTTGGAGGTTCCATCTCTCGGGAGATTCTGCAATCTCGTGTTCAACACGGGCGTTACTCCGTGCCCGGTGCGTCCTGCACCTGCTGCATGTTCCCATGCAGATCAGACTATATCATCACGCCAAGGCGTGCCGTGCGCTTCCACCCACTTGAGTGTACTCTCTTTCGAGATAGTCGTTGCGCCTTCCCGTATGTACCGATGTAAGCGCTGGTGGTCGCCCATCGTACACAACACTAAGTTCGTAAAGTCGTTGTTCAGCGGGTTCTGGTCTACGTGATGCACGCACCAGCCACGTGGTATAGCCGGCAAGCCTAGTGCTTGACAGACAACTACATGGTGTACGAATACGTGCTTGCTGCCCTTACGGCCTGTGTACCAGTCCGGTTTGAGCTGCATCAGGTATCCCTTGTTGTCGGAGACTTCACCCACAAAGTAGTGGTGCTGATCGCCAACCTTCCCGTGCATCGGGTTCAGCTCGCCTAGCTTGCTGTTCCTGTAACACTTAGCCTTCCGCGTTTTACGGTAGGCTGCGCTGTAGTTTGACTTTACGTAGTTGAACACCTGCTTCCACGGGATTCCCAACTGTGCTGCAATATGTTGTTGGGTTAGCTCGGTGTTCTCGTACAGGTACTTAATGTCCACATGCACCTCCAAAGGTGGATTGGCTGGCTTGGTTCAGGATTGCCCGGTCTGGGTGTCCCCTGAGTTCACACGGTTTGAGAACCTCCAGATTAAAGGTTCGGGTTACTACTCGACAGGCGGCCGGTAGCAGTCGCCGTCAGGTTCAGGTTGTGGTGGATGATCCCATCCGGCTGCACGTACTGCAGCATACCCTTGACCTTCTTGACGTTGCCGTCCTTGTCCAGCTCGACACTGCGGTAGTACGTCGAGTTGTCCTTGTCCAGCTGGGCCATGCGGACCAGTAGCTTCGCAGCCTCAAAGCCCTGCTTGCCGAGTACGTCCAGTACCTCGGAGCTGGTGCTGTACACCGGGGTCTTGTCGTCGCAGAGCGTACGCTTGCCACGCCAGTCACCGCGATCACCGAAGTTGTCTTGGATGTGCTCGGGCAGCTGGTCGATCCAGATCAGGCCGGGGAACTGCCACGCAGTGTCGTCCCACTTGGTCTGTGGCGTGGTCGTCTCCCGCTTGTGCAGCTTCGGCATCCCCTTACTCTTGCCCGCCTTGTATCGGTCGCAGTCGCCGTATTTGAGCACGTACTGGGGGAACATCTCTGGCGTTACGGCCTCGGCTTCCACGTACGTTTGGTCGAACAAGTAGCAGTCCACCTTCTCGTACATCATGTTGTCATCGGCATCCGTGCGGGGTACGCGAGTGCGGTACTTCACCGGGCCGCCGAACAGCAGGGCGGACATGTGGTAGTCGCTGCCCCAGTTGAACTCCAGTTCAGCTGGCAAGTCCTCGGGTAACAGCTTGTTCGCCTGCGCCCGCAGCTCAGCCAGCTCGGCTTCCTGCTCAGCGAGGTTGCGCTCGGCCACCTCGGTGTCCACGTACAGGCCAGCGAACTCGCAGAAGGCGAAGGCCAGCAGCGCCTCGCAGCGTTGCAGGAAGAAGCCCCACTGCCCACGCTCCTGCAGCAGTGCTGCCTGACCGTAGAAGCAGCGCGCCGTGTTCTCCACGTCACCGCCCGGTCCGGCGAGGTACTCCAGCAGCAGCTTCGGGTCGATCTGACTGGTGCGGTAGCCCTGCTTCCAGAGTTCCTTCACCGCGTCGATCTTCGGAGTGCCGCCGTACTTCGGCGCTGTCTCGTCCAGCGATGGATACGTCTCGGTGAAGTTCGACAGGATGTACTCGGCCTGCTGGGTACAGAGCACTCGGCCGCCGCGCTTGAGGAACTTGAGGAACTCGGCCTTATGTCGGGACAGGAACCAGCTAATCTCGTACATGGCGTTGTGCGCCACTAGCAGGTCCACGCCGTCAAGGTTCAGCCAGTTGCACTCGGCGTCCTCTTTGCTCGTGAAGTGCAGGTGCTGCACCGGGCCGGGCATGCCGCCCAGTACATCGTCGCGCCAGCCGGCCATTACGATGTAGTTGTCTGGGTTGTGCGGAGACGCGAGCTGCCCGTACCACGGATGATTTTCATTCTCTAAATCTATAACCCGTACGGTTGTCATACACCTACCTCCAGTCTATAACAGGGCACGCATACGCAGTGCCGCCCATTAGGTACTGCATAGGTTGTGTAGTGGTGTGTCCCAGTTAAGAGGTCTGTGACCTTGTAACACTCCAGCACTAGGCGGAACCCGGCAGGGTTCTCAGTTCCAATTGAGTGCACGCCAACCTCCCCACCAGATACGCAGCGGGCCGACACTGAGCACGCTCAGCGCACCACCAGATACCGGTACTCGCAGTAAGTCCCAGTGCCAGACATGTACGGTCAAGGATGTGCCCAGATACCAGCGGCGCGTTGCCTTGGCCTTCTTGTGGTTGTTCACCTCGATGAACCACTTACCTGCTTCAATCATGCCTTGGTTCCTCCTACGTCGCGGAAGCCATCGAAATGCGGGTGCCGGATGCTGCCATCCTTGGTCCGCTCCATGCCGGATACGCGGCTATGGTCCCCAATGTAAGGGTCATCATTGCCGCAGCGCCGCTCGTACTCTACCGTCTCGGTGTACCGCTGCATCTGCGGCTGCGTCAGGCCCGTAGCGTTCACCTCGGTGCCATCTTCCAGCTTGACGCGGAAGCCTACGATCTTGCCGGCGTTGCCTTTGGACTCGTCGCCCCAGACGTAGCCGACTACGATACCGTCAGCCTCAAAGCCCGGTGCGAAGTCAGCGCCGCAACCCGGCTTCACCTTCCACCAGCCAGTCACCTTGCCATTGCGGTAGTCCAGCCACGGGCTCTTGAGGATCATACCCTCCTCACCACGACCACGGACAGCCTTGTAGCAGTGCGCAATGTCCTCGATGCTATACACGAGCCACGGAGCCTCAAGGTAGATACCGCCTGTGTTCCGGCGCTCAAGGCGATCCTCTGGCAGATACCGGTGCAGCCAGCGCACGCGGTCACGGCGGCAGCCGGCATCGGTGGTATCGGCCTGCATGTGCTGGCGGCGTACGCAATCGAACACCACGAACCGAACCTTGCAGAGCTGCTCACCAGTCAACGGGGCATCCCGGCGCAGTAGGCCAGAGGCATCTTCAAACGGCACACCGAGGATACACACCTCGGCGTCGAGGCACAATGCATCATGCTCACTGAGCAGGCTGCCGAACTTCGGACGGAAAACGTCGAGGCTGGTCAGCTCAATACCCTCACGGGTAGTGATCCGCCGCTCACCGTCGATGCGGGTAATCAGGCAGCGGAAGCCGTCGTACTTGACGCAGGCATCCAGCGGCCCTTGCTGCAGGGCCTTCTCGATAGCCTTCTGGTTCCAGTCAACTGCCTTGTGTGGCTTGGGCGCCCAGAGGCGGGGCTTCTTAGTGCTCATACAGCGATCCTCCCGAGGTTGTACAGCATTGCGTTGGCGGTGATGTTCAGCTCCTCTACGAGCGCCTCTACATAGGCGGGACTCGCACCCGTGATATTTACGGTGGCCGCCCACGTCAGGACCTTGGATATGCGGATGTCAACACGCACAGCGCAGTCCCCGTTCGGGAAGTGCCACACGCACCACTGCTTACGCGCCGTCGAGGAATTGGCATTTGCTTGCATTTATCTTTCTCCAAGTCTTGCCGCGTATAGCGTTGTGCATTACGGCTGTGGCTACTCCAAAGCGCCGAGCTAATGCTGCGGCACCATACTCCGGGTGTCGGGGTACGTACACGGCACGTGCCCATAGCACCTGCTCAATGGTTAGCTTTGCGTCGTGGTGCTGCTCTAAGCAGGCAGACATATTACGCTCAGCTTTGTCCTGCATATTCTCTGCATTGGTGCCTAGACGTAGGTGCTCTGGGTTAGCGCAGTTGCGTACATCACACGAGTGCAGCACGTGCTGCCCGGCCAGTGCTTCAAGCTCTACGCCTAAGTGCTGGGCCATCACAAGTCGATGCCGATATACCATCTTACCCTTGTGACGTACGCGGGAGTATCCACGATCTCCGGGCGATGCTGTGAATAGTATGCAGTCCATTACGCACCATCCAAGTACTGGCATTTAGCGGCGTCGAAGTACACCTCAGCCTGTACGTGCGACGGTCGTCCGGGCATTTGGTATTTGTTCTTCGGTGTACTGAAGCCACGGAGCTGCGCCATCTCTGGTGAGTCCAATGCACCAAGCATCAGGATAATGTCGGTCGCACCTTGGATACCGGTCTTGCTGTCCTTGAGCGCAGAGTACGGCGGGTACAGCATGTTCCCACCTTCGTTGCTGATCTGCACAGTGCCAAGGGATACGAAGTCGTGGCGCACCGCCATCTCGCGGGCGACCTGCCACTTCTCCTCAATCTCGTCGGCCTTGTTACCGCCGCCGGAGCTGCTGCCCAAGCGGAAGTTTGCCATCATGTCCCAGACGACAACGCTCGGGCGCATGGCCTCGATGACCTGCTCGATTTGAGCAAAGCTCGCACCGTGCATATCCTTAACGCGGATGCGGTCAACACGACCGACCACTGACTCGTAACGCTCCCGTAGTGTGCCAGCATTAGACATGGCCACGAGTTCATCCATATCAACTCCAAGCGCGGCTTGGTAGATACGGGGCACAATACGCTGGCCTTTGCCCTCGTTATTGAGCCAGAGGATGGGTCGCTCGGGGTCGAAGTATTGATCGAGCTGCTTAGCGAAAGCTGCCAAGATAAAAGCAATGAGCGAAGTCTTGCCCTTGTCCGGCCGCCCGGCGATGGCGATGCTCGCCCCACCGAGTACGCCCTTGATAGCTCCTGTGAGAACAGCTGTTGGGAATTTAAGCCCATAGTCTTTCTCCTCGGTGGCAAGGATGCTCTCAATGCTGTCGTCGATCCATTGCGTGGACGTGCTCTGCGCCAACGTCCGCGAGGTTGTCTCGGACATACGGTGCAGTTCGTACACGAGGTCAACCTCCTCGCCTGCTTGGTAGCGGGCGATAAGGGCAGCGGCGCGGCCCGAGAAGTCTCGCTCATACAGGGAGGCAACGACGCCCTTGAGGGCAACCTCGTCTACGGGCTGACTGGCCTGCGCCAGTGCATACCGCATGACGGCCAACTGTTCAGGGTTGTACCCGCTGCGCAGCTTAATGAGTGCATCCAGTGCATCCCAGTTAATCTGCTCGTGCTCAGGGTACGCTTGGAAGTACAGGGGATACCACCCCAGTACAGCTTGCGACTCTTGGCTAAGCATGCTGACCGGCACTGCTTCGCGCAGTGCTCGGTAGCGTTGCCTGTCCGTGAGCGCCTGTAGGATCAGGGTATCAGAAGCCATATCTACCCCAGATGCTGCAACGCAGGGGCTCCTTGTCATCTGGGTACCACGCTACGTAGTACACCATAGCATCCGTCTCCACGATGTACCATTCACCCATGTCGTCGGTCTGCCGCGTTATTTTAAAGTTGAACATAGCAACTCCTTGATCTGGTCAGAGCGCATGTCCTTCGGGTCTAGGCCCTCGGGTACACGCACCTCGGTTACGGTTTTGCCCATTGCCCGAAGGCGTTGAGCCACAGCCAAGCTACCACGCATGCCTGCACTGTCACCGTCGAAAGCAACAGCCACACTCCGACACGGTAGAAGCTGCGCGAGCAGTCGGGTATGTAGGGAGGTTCCGAGCACGGCGACTGCCACTCGGGGATCCGGTTGTCCATGCAGACTCCAGCGAATCTTGAGGGTTGAGAAGTAGTCCTCGGTCAGCACCACGTCGCCCTGCACAGTATCGTGCGGGTGCGTAGCGTACACCGGGACCGGTTTACCGGGGCTGCGGTAGGCCACCCACTTCGGCTGCACATTCCCTAGCGCACGGCCGAGCCAGCCTTGCGCAGAGCCTACGATCAGGCGCTTCTGCTGCTTGCTCGTGTACATCGGGACGCCGGGCAGCATGGTGTGCAGGTCAATGCCTTTGCCCAGCAGTGTACGCCACGCCCAGCGAGACAGCTCAGCGTCTGTCCCAAAGGGTACGGCGTCGGCTGGCCAAGGCATGACGCGCTCTTGCTGCTCTGGCGCTTGGCTCAGATCGACGTGCTCTTTCATCAGCACGCCGCCCTCGTGGCAACGGTGGCAGTACGCCCACCACCGATCCACGTCGTTCCCGACTACGAGGTTAGCTCGGTTCTCCTCGTTATGGTACGTGCGCCTACTTTGCCCCACCGGCAGGGCCTGCGCCTTCGCAAGCCACTCGTTGTGGGGCAGGGGCATTACAGCCCCAGCAGCTTAGCCAGTTCGGCGTACGGCACGTGGTAGTACAGCAGGTCTGCAAACAGGACAGCCCCCGTGAACAGGTGCCAGACACGCTCGGTGCGCAGTGCCTTCTTGGCGCGCTCCTCACCCTGCTCAGCAATTGCTGCACGCCCCATAGCGCGGTGGGCATTCACCTGCGCAGTTTCCAACTGGGCTGTCGTCTGCGCCAGCTCATTACGCAGCTGCTGCAGACGCGATTGGTACACACCCTCAAGGCGCTCCAATTCCTTGTCCAGTGCGGCCTTAGCCGCCTCGTGCTTGCCGATACTGTTCGCCAGCTCGGCCTCCGCGATCAGGTACGCAGCAGCGCGCTGCTTGACCCCACGCACACCGGCAGCGTACTGCTTGCGCAACTCCGCAACCTCGCGGAACTTGCCCTGCAGGGCCGCTTTCAACTGGGTGTACTTACTGTTCTTCGCTTTCATGTGGGCTCTCCTAGAGCTTAATTAAATTTAGCCGCGAGTGCAGGCGGCACTGCCTCATTGGATACTCACCTCGCTGTAGTCAATCGGTCCTTTGAGTTCGGTCCAATGCACCAGCAGCATGCGGTCGCCTTCCGGCACATACAGGCCACGGTGCAGGGTTGTCTTGCCGAGGAAGATCAGGGCATGTCCGACCGGCAACGGTGATACCTCAATGCAGTGGTTCAGGTCCAGCGCCAGCTCAGTACCGCCGCCAGTGAACTCCCCGGTATTCAGGGCGACCACTACCGTCTGGTCACTGTCGGCATCGTGGTGCCAGTTCCCGTGGGATACACCGTCCGGGTTGTACTTGGCGAACTGAAT